ATCACCACTAACCCCTCCCCGCCTTCGGCGGGTTGGGTCACACCCCGGCCTAAGTAATATCAACTATCAATTAAAAATTAAAAGTTATGGACCAGAATCAAAATCAGGAGAATCTTGGAAGATTCATCAATTCGCAGAGCTATGCTATGGCTAAAATTCGCTATGGCATCACCTCCACTAAGAAGGGAATCCAGAAGACCAAAGATGGTCGGGAGAAGGTCATCTTCGTCTGTCTCAATGCCAAGGGCCAGGAAGTGGTCAGAGGGCTTGTATCTGCAGCCCTGGAAAGTGCAGAGAAAATCCCTGCAGACGCCTACCTCTCGGAGGTAGAGTATGAGCGTAAGTCTGATGGTCAGACCACTACCTGCTTCATGCTCCACAAGAGTGCCAATAAGGTGGAGCTGGCAGAGTTCGAAGAGGAGTAGTACTCCTCTTCTTTGGAAGTGGGAAGATAGATTGATTCTGTCTTCTCACTTTCTTTCTATACCTATATATAATATATACACCTTGAGAAATAGGTCAATACCCTACTCTCTCAGGTTTAGTTACCAAGGGCTATTTACTACAGGTCTGTAGCTTCTTGGCCCTGAGGTGTGGTGTTATAATAGGAGATTGTTCGACTAAAATGGATACTGAAATGATTGTGGCTTATTGGTTATTGCTCATCATCTTTATGCTTGTCATGGCTTTTGCATTAGGTGATGTAGTCTATAAATTGATAGTTGAAGACAGAAAGAAAGGGCCTTATTAAAAGTACAGAAAATATGGAAGAAGCAATTGCCATGTTCATCTATGGGATGATAGCTTGTTTAATATTCTATGGATTACATTGGTTATTCTCCAAGAAAGAAAAGGAAGAATAGACCAATATTGGTCAATAGTACTTATTGGTAACAGAGCTCAAAGAAGCTTGTAAAAGACTGAGAATGAGAGAGATAGAAGAGAGAATTGTAGTCATTTATGACCATCTCCCCCTTTTACCTCTCTTTCCAAATACCTCAAACTCTGACAGCAGATAAAAAGATAAAACACTATTTACTGTCAGATACAATCAGCAGTATCTCTTCCTTCCTTAGTTATAGTCTAAGAAATATCGAAAATAGGCACATTTGTCACGATGAATATCCATATTCTGGGAGGGCAAAGGTAGAGGATAGACTCTTGAAATAGAATAGAAGTAGATTCTTTGGTATAAGTTAATAGGATAATACTGTTTATATTTTCCCTGTTCATCAACACTATGTGGAGGAAAGTACCAGTTACTAACAAAATGTTAGATGTGCATGATTGAGATAGTCCTGATTGTAGACGATTTCAATAGATTAAAGTACAATCTATATTTCATATCGAAGTCTATGGGAGATATGAAATGAACAAGTCTTACATGATATACAAAATCCAAGAGGACTGTAACTTATTTATAG